TGCAACAACTGCTTCACTCTTGAGAACATAATGATCGTCACTGGTTCAAATGGGACCGTGGACCCGCCCTACGAGTGGAACCTTGCACGGTACGTGCGGAGCGGCGAGATCGCGACTGACGACGCGGCAAAGTCACGCCGCATCAAGCTCACAGACTTCTTGACTGCTTCAAACTCTGGATTCTTGCGGTTTGACGCGGTGTTCCAAGGTGGGTTCGACGGTGTGAACATCTTTGAGCCTGACGAGGCTGGGCTGACCAACGCAGCGGCTCAGGCAGACATGCTCGATCCGAACAGGGGCAGGCTTTCAGGCCCAACTGTAGCGACGTACAGGAAGGCGATCGAAGTCGTGGGAAACACGATGAACGTCGACTTCAGCGTCTTTGCGATACCTGGGATCAGAGAGCCCGCAGTGACTGACGCTGCTGTAGACGCCGCCGAAGAGAGGTTCGATTCTCTCTACATCATGGACCTCGAAGAGGCAGATTCAGCTCAAGATGCCGTGAGCGCTGCGTCCCTCCGTGCGATCAATTCTTCGTTCGTCGCTTCTTACTTTCCTGACGCAGTGATGAAACCGTTCATCGATGACACGCTCGAGGTCTCTGTGCCGCCCTCCGTGGTCGCGCTCGGTGCGATCGCGTTGAACGACGCGATCGGGCAGCCGTGGTTCGCACCCGCTGGCGTGACGAGAGGCGTCTTGCCGACGACGCTGAGGACATCGATACCTGTGACCGAGACTGAGTCCAGCTTGCTGTACAGCAACGGCATAAACCCGCTTTATGCCACGACGAACATACAGGGCGCCGCAGGGCTCACCAACATCTCAGGCGTCGTCCTGTGGGGGCAGAAGACGATGAAGAGGGCTGAGTCAGCTTTGAGCAGGATCAACGTGCGGAGGCTCATGATCGAGGTGCGCCGAGCGATCCGCGACCTAGCTCTGCAGCTCCTGTTCGAACCCGCCAGGTCAGAGGTCATCTCACGATTCAACGCACAGGCGAACGAGGCAGTCGGACGGATCCAGGCCCTCGGCGGCATGGACGAATACAGGGTCACGGTCGAAGCGACCCAAGCCGCGAGCGACATCGACAACAACACGATAAGGGGCAAGATCTACGTCAAGCCGAAGAAGACGAACGAGTTCGTCACGCTCGACTTCGACACGTCGACGATGTGACGCGTGCCAACTTTGACCGCCCCGTGAATCACGAAGTTAAATATGGATTTTTCGATATAGATATTGTTATCACTAAACCTCATGAAGGAGTGAAAAAATGGCTGAGACATTAGACGTTACATCAATGATTCCGAACAAGTTCGAGCCGAAGCGCAAGAACCGCTGGGTCCTCATGATCGAGGGCATCGACGCTTACATCTTGAAGACTGCCGCCCGACCGCAGATCACTACTGAAGAAACAGTGATCCCGTTCATCAACTCAACCCGCTACCTCGCAGGCAAGACCACGTTCAGCACGATGAACGTCACGCTGCACGACCCAATCGCACCCTCGGGCGCGCAGCAGGTCATGGAGTGGATCCGCTTGCACTTCGAGTCGGTATCGGGCCGCAGCGGTTACGCAGACTTCTACAAGCGCGACATACAGCTGAAGATGCTTGACCCAGTAGGAACAGTCGTAGAGTTATGGGACATAAAGGGCGCGTTCATCACAGACGCAAACTTCAACGATGTCACATACGAAGACGGTGCACCCGTTGAGATCTCGCTGACCCTCAGATACGATAACTGTGTTCTACAGTTTTGAGCTATTGTCAATCGTGTATGTCAAGAGGTCTGTGGTACATTTATTACCATGGCCCTTTTGACGTTTAAGTGCCCAACGTGATTACACAATTAATAAGCTTAATTCCCTTATGTTTTCCAACATCAAAAATAATCTAGTTTTATTCTGAGGGCATTCTATTGCCCTGGAACAAAGGTCTGACGAAGCACGACGATCCGCGCATCGCTCCTAAGATAGGAATTTCGCCAATAGAAGAAGCTGCAAAATAAAGCTTGTTCTGTGCAACAGTTTTGCTGCTGCCATTTACTTGTGCTCCATTAGATTTTATTATGTGAGCAATTTCTTTTGCAAGAGGAAAATTAAATGACAACAGAGAATCGTGAGACAAAGAATTCAGTTTTTTCAAACGGCGTTCCCGCAGGCGTGGACCCTCGAATGCCGACGCAATCTGCCGCTGAGAAGGTGAAGGCTGAGTTTGGGCTTGACATTCCCACGGAGCTCGTGCCCCTTCCGTCGAGCGGAAAAGTATACCCTCCCTCGTCGCCCTTGCACAATCAAGACGTCGTCGAGATCAGGCCCATGACGGCCCGAGAGGAAGACATCTTGACGTCGCGTGCCCTCATCAAGAAGGGCACAGTCATCACTGAGCTCATCAAGGCGTGCCTCGTGGATCGCTCGATCAACACTTCAGACCTCCTCGTGGGCGATCGCAACGCTCTCATGATGGCGGTGCGCATCACAGGCTACGGCCCAGACTACACGGTCGAGCTTGAGTGCGACGAGTGCAGCGCAAAGAACCAGCAGACTTTCAACCTCGCTGAGCTGCCCATCAAGAAGCTTGAGCTTGACCCAGTTGCAGTGGGCCAGAATTTGTTCGAGTTTCTCCTCCCACAGACGAAGAAGAAGGTGTTCTTTAAGTTCTCGACGGGCCGCGACGAAGAAGAGGCATCAGCCCTCGCTGAGAAGCAGAAGAAGCTCGGCATAGGCAACGATTCGACAGTGACGACTTCCCTCTTGCAGTCGATCGTGTCGATCGACGGGATCGAAGACAGGTTCAAGATTTCAAACTTCGTGAAGCACATGCCCGCTCGTGACTCTCTCGCTCTCAGGAAGCACATGCGAGACCATGAGCCCGGCGTCAACATGAAGCAAGAGACAGTATGCCCTGCCTGCGGGAACACTGAGGAGGTGAACATGCCGCTCGGTGTCACGTTTCTTTGGCCTGCGGCCGGAAGATAAAGAGGCAGTCATACTCGAGCCCATCTTCTTGTTGATGTACTACTGCGGCTTCACATACAGAGAAGCCTACAACATGCCCGTCGCATACAAGCAGTGGTTCATCAGCAGGATAAGCCGAGAGTTCAGCAAGTCTTCAGAAGAGGGTTCAACACGCTCCCGCGCTGCGCACCATAACACCCCAGACGTCAGGGCGATGACTGGCATGGCGCGGACTGAGAGCCCGTCGCGTCTTCGAAGATTCACTTGAATCGATCAAATGGTGGATGCTTTTTGCGAAGCTTATTAGATATTTGCATGAAATCTTCGAGAGACAACACGAAAAGCCGAAGCAAGACCCAGCCCGCCTCGCACAGGCTGCTCTTCACGAACGTCGCACGAATGTTGATGGGCGAGCGTGTGGGCGACCTGAAGCTCAAGGGCACTCCTGAGCAGCTCACTGCCCTCAAAGAAGCGATCAGAGCGACCCAAGAGTTTCAAGACGCGCTGCACTCTGAGAGCGCAGACCTAGACTCCATCACACAGAGCTTGAAGTTGAAGCACTCTGCAGCAGCACAATTTGAGCGCGTGCTCGGAGTGCCTTGGGTCCTTTGAGGCTGAGCGGTTGAGCGATGGCAAAGGGTAAAAATGGTGAGAACACCACTGTTCCGGGCGGTGATCCGCTTGCTGCTTCGAAAGCCGCCCTCGCCGCGCTCGGAAAAGATGCCGCTGCAGTAAGCAAGCAAGTTGCAGAAATTCAAAAGGCTGCTGCGCAAGCCATACCCATAATGCAACAACAAGCCGACGCGATGACGGCCGTCGGCGAAGCTGCAAGAGAGGCAGCTGAAAGCACTGAGGAGCTAGCCGAAGCGACGCAGACGCAGGTAGATGTAGCACAAGAAGCCGCAGAAGTTACAAAGCAACTCGACGTAGGGTCTCAGGCGCTGAAGAGCACACAAGAAGGCCTAGTCAACGTCATAAAAGATGGAAACAAGGCGACAAAGAGCTCATCGAAGTCCTTGGGCGACATGGCCAAAGAGTTCGCAAAAAACTCAAAAGCCGTGCAGGCCCTCGTCGTCGGATTCAAGACCTTCGCCGCGACGCTCAAAGCGATAAAAGCTGTCATC